AGCTCGTTAACAAACTTGTAAAATATAGCGATTTTTCTTTCTTTAAATCTATCAGCTATAAAATAAGCTTTAGTGTGGTCGACCACCATTCCATTACCGCTCTCAAATTTTATAGTACCAGAGCTTAGTTGGTGTATCTTCATCATCAGCTTTACCGAAGTGTCAGCGAGTATTACCTCTTCTTTGCCTTGAACCACTAAGTCTTGTTTTAATCTTTTAATAAGCTTAAGGGTCTTAGGATCTAAAGGAACGCTTAAAACCTCCTCATCTATAGTGGATTCAAACCCTGCTAATTTTTGTGTGTAAGATATAAGATAGGGATTCATGTGGTGCAAAATCAATTCCAAACCATTAGAGTAATCATTAATCATCATCCCTCCAATTTTTCTCTGTCTCACCTTCACATAGCGTTTGCTAAATGAATAGAAATTTTTATGAGAGTTAAAAGGGTTTTTAGGTATAGCATATACCTGGTGATACATTTGACTATAAGATTCTGGAGTAGGTGTTCCTGACAAGAGGACAACATAAGGTTTAGATTTGGAAATTATTTCTTTAATCTGCTTAGCTCTTTTGCTTGGCTTAGGGAATGCCCCCATTCCGTGAGCTTCATCACAAATCAAACCATCCCATCCTTTAGTAGGGACTTTATGCAGAGACTCGTAGTTGGTAATCATAATATCATAAATACATCCAGACTCATCATAATCATTCTCAATGCTTGTTATAGCTTTCTTCTTAGTAACAAATAAAATTTTTTTTCCGTTTGCATCCTGGTTTAGCTTAGCCCACATATAAGTAAAGAGCTTTAAAGAAGTTATGGTTTTTCCTGTCCTTACTTCCATCGCTAAATAAAGAAATCGAAAAGGGATAAGAATTTTTATTCCTCTTTTTACAATCTCTTCTTGGTAGGGTCTAAGTTTCATAGAGCCAACTTGCCATTATATTCTTTGGAGTGTTTGTTTACAAACTTAATCCACTTACCTATTTGATCTCTTCCTTCCTCTGGAGCAGTATTGTATTGGTATATAGCATAGGAGGTTAGCCATTTGTAAAACCTGGTACGACTAATAGTCATTTTAGCTCTTGGTCCTCTGTCTGGATTCTCCTCTATAAAATCTAAATACAAATCGTTTTTATAAATCTTTTCATTATACCTAAGCTTTTCTTGATGAGGAGTAGACCCTATTAACCCACACCACTCTATGAAATCGTGACCTGTTTTAGCTGACAGCTTTCTAATTCTTAGATTAACAAACTCGCTTTTAAGTAGGCCAGTGCTTAAATACATTTGTAGGTTTTTAATCATATAGTTGTCAAACCCACACCACTCTTCATCATTCCACTCTCCAAACATAAGTCTGCCAAACTCTACTAAAGGAGTAAAATCTTTAGTATAATACTGAGCCAACTCTAACTCCCATTTTCTTCTTTCAAAACTTGTTCCTTCCCCACTTATAGCATAATTTGTTGTAATAGCTATTTTAGGGGATTTATTGAAGGGTATTTTTATAGCATCTTTGTTTTTCTTCTCCAAAGTTAATCCTTCAGTAATAACACTAAACAATCTTTCAAAATCAAAATATTTTTTTACATCATCAAAACATAAAATTTGAGTATCAGCCGACACTGTTTGATAGGCGAATGTTCGTTCAAAATTAAAAGATTTTCCATCAATAAATACTAATTTTTTCATATGACTCAGAGCATTCATAAATAATCCCTTCCCTGTCCCTCCTTCTGGATTGTCGGTAATTACTTCATCATTTAAAATAACTGCAGGGCAGTAGGCTAAGTTTTTCCACCCGTGTAGTAAATACCCTATAGTTGTTTGCATTGATTTTATTCTTGACTTATCTCCACCACAAATATTAGAAATAAAGGTTTGATAGTCGCAGTCTCCTACATCACATAAGGTAAAAGTTCTGTCAATAACGTGATCCTTCCACACATATCCTCCCAGGTCTATGTAGTCTATGGTTTCAATTTTATTATGAGTAATCTGAACAGCACAATTTTTATAATACAGATAGGATGTATCCTTTTTATCCTCAATAAAATAAACATTGATAGAAGATAAAAGAGTTAGGAACTCTTCTCTAAAATAACGAGTCTTTTCAGCAAAATAATTGTATATATTGTAGTCTTCTATCTCTAACAAATAGCTTAAAATAAAATCTTTAATTTCTTTTTCTGAGGTATGGTCTATGAGATTGTTTGTAACCTTTACAAACACATAATTTTTACTTCCTTGTGGATTAAATTTGTAGAATCCATTGTCTTCTAAAAAGTTTTTAAAAAGTATATGAATAATTTTTATTACCCCCTTCTCGTTTTTACTCCAAAAAACATTGTTGGAGTTTTCCTCCTCCAGTTTGTTGATGACAGTATCTATTACCGACACCTCAATATTGTCTTCTACTAATTCAGATCTAATTTCTTTTTTTGTTGCCCCACTTCTTAATCTGTTTTTAATCTTATTAAGCTTTTCTTCATCTTCATAAAACTTCGTACCAAAGTTTTGGCGTTGAGAATAGGCAGAGTGGATGGTTCTTTTAACTTCTGCTATAGGAAAATCTTTAGAAGAAAACTGACTCATTACATATTCAGCAAGAGTCTTGTTAACACCAAAGTCGTTAAATGCAGAAGCTAAAATATAAACATTGTTATTTCTCTCTCCCTCAATTAGTCCGTATTTTTTTTCCCACCACTTAATCAGTATCTCTACAATTTTATTTTCATCTGTTACGGGTATAGTAGCATTAACATCTAACTTGCTTACCTCGTTATATTCTTGCTCTATTATCTCATCCCACACACTCGAATTATAGTTTATATAAATTAATGGATCATAGGATTCGTAGCATACTCGAGATAAATTTTTAACTGATACATCAAAAAATTCACTGCCAAAATGATGCTTCAATGAATTAAAATATTGTTTGTGAGTATCTTCTTGGTCAGGAATTTTTACTAAAACCTTTAACCCTAAACCACTGGGGGATATAAAACAGGCGAAGGTATATCTATCGTTAGTAATTACTTCTTTCTCTTCAAGCATTAATTTTTCATTAGGAAAATTATCAAAGTCTAAACAAATCAACCCTGAATGTTTGCTTAAGCTGTTGTCATTTCTTTTTGTAAATTGTCCACTAAAACATATAGCGGGTAATGATTGCTTTATTTCATTTCTTTTGGTCTTGTCTGACTCTTGTCGTATACGCTTCACTAAGTCTTTCGATGCACCTTCTTTTATTCTTTTTAGTACTACTTCGACTTCTCTATAGAAAGGTTGATCAGTATTTTTAATGCTTTTAAATATAGTTATTTCCATTTGTGTTGATTTAATGTTGATTTAATGTTGATTTAATTTTTTCTAACTTATTGATTATTAGTTATTTATATCTTTTTATTACTTTTTATGTTGAAAATTAGTTAATAATAATTAAATAAAAAAATATAATAAGAGTAAATAATTATAAAATGTAAAAAAAGGAAACTAAAATCAACACTACAACATAAAAAAAAGGAGGCGTGAACCTCCTTTTTATTACATTGTTAATTTAAAAAGGAAGGTCTTTCTCTTCTTTTTCGTCTTCCTTTTTAGGTTCAGGTTTCCAAGTATCCACAGCTACATAATGTGTTTTACCATACTGATCTGCTTCTCTTTTCTTTTGCACTATTAGTTTAATATACTTCTTACCACTATACTCAAACATGTGTTCTTGTGGTAGGTCTGTTAAACATAAGCTACAAGCCACTTGATCCCCATCAAACTTTGATGTGCCTGATCCTACATAGATTTTTTCTGACATTTTTTATTTATTTTAATTATTTGTTCCAAATGGTTTATTGTAGATATGATGATGTCATCCTTATCTTCTCTACTATTACAGGTCATTGGAACTTCAACCACGCAATAGTTTTTCTTTTTGGTTTTTTTAATCAACCATTTCCATAATTTTTTAAAGTATTTCACGATGCACAAATTGGTTAATATCTTGTTGAGATTCATTGCTAAAAAAAGTATGGTATACAAAAATAGCTTGTTCCACTTTTTCTCTCCCTCTATCTATAAATTCATCTCCTGGAATAAATATTCCTAATTGAAAAGTGTTCTTGTCTATTACAAAAAACTCTAAAGGCTTATCAAATAACTCTTGGTATATAAATGCTTGACTATCGTAATTATATTTTCGAGCCGAGTATCTAAAATCTGAGATTGAACTTGAGGTTTTGATGTCAATTAATTTATCTTGACACACTATATCTGCTTTACCTTTCCAGTCCACCCCCATTATATTTTTTATCATAGGAATTTCATACTGATTACTGAGATTATTAATTTGAGAACTCATTTCTTCATTGTTATTAATTATCTCTATCATCTTATCCAGGTTTTCTTTTTCTTTCTTAAGCAACATCATCTTTCCCTCCTCTTCTAATAAATCTTTATATGCTTTAGTATTTCTGCTTGTGAAATCCACCACCTTATATTGTGATAACTTGTTAGGCTCTAATAAAGCTGTATGAAAATACCTACCCTCAAGCATAGCTTTAGTTTGGTCTTTAGGTCTCCTAAAAGATTTAGGATCTTTTAACAAGGAATATATATCAGAGTTAGACAGCCATTGTTGTCCGAACTCTCCATAATATAACTCATCATTTTTTAACTTATTAAGATTTGATTGAGTTGGTTTTAAGTTTTTCACACCAAGTATTTAGAGAGTTCCTTTTTCATTTTAGCATCCACGATATAGTGCTTTTCTATATCTTTCATTAACAAACTCAAACTTTTGTCTGCGTTTTTCTTAATGTGCTTTACAGCATTCTCATATTCTTTGGTGTTAGCCTCTAATTTTACTCTGGTCTTCCCTGTTTTTAAGTCAGTAACTTTAACCTCTTCCAAATCAAACGCTTTTTTTAAAGTATCTAATTTTTTACTTTTAGAGGTTTTTAAAGGAGTAGAGGTATATACTTTTGCATCAGTATCAGCGTCTGTTATAACCCCTAACATTGAAGACAAGGCATATCTTCTAAAGTATGTGATACCAGCCCCAGCAGATTGAAATTTGTTCATCCCTTTCATATCGCAATCAGGAATATGACACCAAGCCTCTATACTTTCTCCTGTGGTAGTGTGAAATAAAGTTGTTCTTAATCCATCTTGCTCTACAAACTGGGTAAAACCTAAATGATGTTTCTTAAGAACAGGTTTTATTTGAGCAATAATATGCTCTAACTTTACATATTTATATCCATATCCATCAGTGTCTTTTAACAGCACTGGTACTTCTTGTTGGAAATTAGCCAACGCTTTGTAAATGTTTTTTCTTTCCATTATTTTTAATTTAATTAGTGATTTGATTTAATTTTACTTTGTGATCTGCATATTTTTTTATCAGATTTTCCCTCCGAGTTTTTAAATTTTGAATATGCTTATCATTTTTTCTGGTGTTCATTTCAACTTTCATACGCCTCTCAATGAGTTCCAGTTTGTGTTTACAATTATTAATAGCAACCTGGATCTTTCCTTTTCGCCACCCATTCTCTAAAAAATAACTATATTCTTCTTCTTCTATCTCTTGATAGTAGTGTCCTCCTTTAGAGCAATTAAGTATCTCTATTTTACTGGGAAAAGATTGTAGCTTCACACCACTTCCCATAACGCTTAACCCTTTAGGCAGAATAGAGGTAACAGCAGTGCTATCCTCTAATGCTTGATCTACTATCTCTTTTAGGTTGTACTTCACTATGCCTCTTTATTTATTTTTTCAATCATTTCAAAGTAGTCCTGATCTGCATCTATCAATGCTTTAGCTTGTTTATATCCGTGCAGTATAGTGGAGTGAGCAATCTTACATCCATTGTCTTCCATAAACTTTTTTACATACGACACTCGTATTGGTCGTTCTAAACATAAATAGAACAACAGCTGTCTGGCATCCACCAGATCTCTTCTTCTGCTTTTGTCAAACATTTCATCTAATGTTAAGTGAAATTGTTCTGCTATTGCGTGTGCGTACTTGTCAAATATCTTTTTTTTCATTGTTTTAATTTTTCGTTTAATCTTTCTATTTCAAATTCTAAATGAGCAATCGCCTTTCGGAGATCCTCAACAGGAGTGTCGTGCTTTCGAGAACTTCGGAGGCAGTATGTAACAGCAGTCCCAATGTTATATGTACAATCAAAATCGCTAACTACATAACGAGCCTGATAGTTTCTGTTTTTGTTTGTGCCTATATAATAATGAGGCACTCTGTCATCAGTTGAGTTTTGCATTTTTAAATTGGTATTTAGTCATATCGTTTTTAATTCCTCTGGTAAATTTCATTCTATACTTTCTTTCTTTCTCTATTAAATAAGCTATCACAGGTTTTGTTTTCTCTTCCTTTCCACTATATTTAAAATAATTATCCCACTCGATATACCTCTGCTTGTAAATTATTTCTAATTCTTTTCTGAGTTTTAATTCTTTTATGAGATGAGTATGCATTTTAATTAGTAGTAAAAAAAAGGAGAGAATCAAAACATTTAATATTAATGGATGCTCTTATACACCCTTTAAGTTAGTGGTAAAATTAACCGACCCTCTCCCTTTCAAACACAAAAACAAATAGTATGAATAACTTTGGTAAAAATAATAAATTAGTTGTTCATAAACAAACTAATGTAGGTAAATTTTTACTCATTATCATCAGCATAATCACACGCCTCATTATACAGGTTGGCGTTCTGATCCTCTACATAATCCACAAACAGATTATACCATTTTAATAGCTGTTTTTCTTTGTTCATCTTTTTAATACTTTATCAACCACTTTTTCAGCATCTTCGCATCCCTCCACCATTTTACTATCAGCATAATCAAAGAGTATGTCGTTATGTTCTTCTAACAACGCCACTTTTCTTTGCAACGCCCTTACTTGTTCGTGTAAAAAATCTATTGTTTCTTTCATAATTTATATCCAACCTTTAATGGAGAGATCAATATCGTAACCCCCCTCGTTAATAATTTCATCTGTAATTTCCTCTATATAGTTTTCAAAGCGATCTGTTACATCATCTCCATTTAATGTCATTTTATCAATGCAGATTTCCTCGTATGGAGGTTGCAACCTGTCGCCATCTTCTTGGGAATAAGTATACTCAACCTCTACTATATTGTTAGCAGAAATTTCCCAGTCGTATGTTAATTGTTTGTGTTTCATAGTTTTTGTTTTAATTTGTAAATCATTTCCTCACAATGCATAGCATACATTGTGTCGTTACTTTTTAATGCTTGTCTCAAGCATTCTTGCCAGAATTTTATATCTTTCATAGCTTGTCAAATTTTAATTGTGCGAGGAATATCCCTCT